CTGAAACTGGGGCAACGGCAGGTCGCGATGTGGTCACGAAAGAGGTCGATGCGCAGCAGGTCGAGGCAGTGACAATCAACAATGATCGGGTTCCAATTTGGCTTATCATCGCTCTTGTGCTAGGATGGCTTGCGCCCAGCCCGAGCGAAATTGGTCGCGGCATTCGCAGCTTATTTGGAGGAAAATGACATGGCTTTCAAACTATCGAAACGCAGCTTGAGTCACTTGGCTGGCGTTGACGAGGCTCTGGTGGCCGTGGTCAAGCACGCCATTACCGTGACCAAAATTGATTTTGGCGTGACTTGCGGCGTCAGGACGGTGGCAGAACAAAAGGAACTCGTGGCGACAGGTGCCAGCAAAACCATGAAATCCAAGCATCTTGAGGGCCACGCCGTTGATCTGGTCGCCTACATTGGGCCTCGGGTTTCATGGGAGCTTAACCTGTACGACGACATCGCGGACGCCATGACGGAAGCCGCCAGAGATGTTGGCGTCAAATTGCGTTGGGGAGCCGCATGGCACATCCCTGACATCCGTTCTTGGAATGGCAACATGGAGCAAGCGATGAACTCGTATATTGACCTGCGCAGGTCGCAGGGCCGCCGCCCGTTTATTGACGGTCCTCACTTTGAACTGAATTGATGAGGTAAGATATGAAACAGACCTTCGACGCCGAAACACTAGGTACTGGCATCATTCGCAGTGCACATACCGTTGAGGTCGTGTGTCAAAACTGTGGGTATGACTTAGACGAAGGCGAGATTGCGGCTGACACGTGCACGGATTGCGGCGCTGCGCTTGAGCTAAAGCAGAGTGTACAAATTTCGGTCACTTCAGTGCCGCTTTCCGGCGCCTCCATGTAGGATACGACCATGCCTCTCCAGCAGCTAAAATTCAAACCGGGTATCAACCGAGAAGTTACGTCCTACACCGCGGAAGGCGGGTGGTATGACATGGACAAAGTTCGGTTCCGGGACGGGTTACCCGAGAAAATTGGTGGTTGGGCGCGGGTTTCAAACCGTACGTTTCAAGGGGTATGTCGCGCGCTATCGGCATGGGTAGGGCTAGACCAAGAGACGTACACGTCAGTAGGCACAAACCTCAAATACTACATAGATAGAGGTGGCGCGTATTACGACATCACGCCGCTCCGTGTGACTACCGCTGCAGGGGATGTGACCTTTTCCGCGACGGACGGCAGTGCCACGATCACAGTATCAGATACCGCGCATGGTGCCGATGTAGGAGACTTCGTTACGTTCAGTGGTGCGGTCTCTCTCGGGGGTAACATTACCGCCGATGTGCTAAACCAAGAGTACCAAGTCGTAACTGTACCTACCGCAGACACATTCACAATAACTGCCACTGCCACTGCGAACGCTTCTGACACGGGGGGCGGCGGCGCGTCTACGGTAGGTGCGTATCAGATTAGTCCGGGACCAGAGTTCGCTGAACCTATAAGTGGGTGGGGTGCATCTACTTGGAGTACGGGTGCATGGGGTTTCGGAGGGTCTGACGCCACGGACTTAGAGGCCATACGCCTGTGGAGTCAGGGTAATTTTGGTGAGGACCTTGTATTCGGCCCTCGTGGGGGCGCGCTCTACTATTGGGATACTTCTGCGGGTACAGGCAACCGTGCTGTACTTGTTTCCTCGCTGGGGGGCGCGTCTAACGTACCCACAGTACAGAACTATGTGCTTGTATCAGACGTCAGCCGGTTTGTGTTCTGCTTTGGGGCGAACGAACTTGGTGGTTCTACACAAGACCCACTACTGGTACGTTGGTCTGACCAAGAAGATGTGACGAATTGGACGCCTTCAGCAACAAACCAATCTGGCAGCATCCGGCTTTCTAAGGGTAGCGAAATCGTTACGGCGCTGCAGTCGCGGCAGGAAATTCTAGTTTGGACTGACACTGCGGTCTACTCTATGCAATATGTCGGCGCGGGTGGTGGTGTATGGACCACGCAACTTCTGGGTGCCAATATCTCTATCGCATCGCAAAATGCTACCGCGTACGCGGCGGGCATATCGTTCTGGATGGGGCTTGGTAAGTTTTATATATATGACGGTCGCATACAGCCACTCCCATGCGCGGTAAAGCGTTATGTGTTCAACGACTTTAACGAGCAGCAGTACCAACAGGTGCACGCGGGCACTAACGAACAGTATAACGAGGTATGGTGGTTCTACTGTTCCGCTGACTCCACTACAATCGACCGGTACGTTGTGTATAACTATGTACAGAACATCTGGTACTACGGCACTATGGGCCGCACTGCATGGCTGGATTCAGATTTAGTCTCTAGCCCGGTAGCTGCCACATACAGCAATAACTTGGTGTCCCATGAAGTTGGGCTAGACGACGCCGAAACTGCTACCCCCGTGCCTATAGACGCGTACATCACATCTACGCAGTTTGACATTGATAGCGGCGACAGGTTCTCGTTTATCTGGCGGGTGCTGCCGGATATGACATTCACGGGGTCTACTTCTGACGCCCCTGCAGCTACTATGACTCTCTTGCCGCTGGCTAACTCCGGTTCTGGATACAATAGCCCTACGTCAGAAGGCGGCGTAAACAACGCAGCGGTGACTCGCACGGCCACTTTGCCTATTGAGCAGTACACTGGGCAGATAAACACCCGCGTGCGGGGGCGGCAGCTGGCAGTAAAGATCGAGTCCAACGCACTAGGGGTGCAGTGGCAGTTGGGCACACCGAGAATAGACATCCGCCCTGACGGGAGGCGGTAATGGCTAACCAGATAGATCGTCCAGAGCCACCAGCGATTCCGCTACCCACGGCGGACTACAACCGCCCGTATATGGACCAGAAGGACAACGTCTTTCGGCTGTTCTTCAACCGGCTTACGTCTACTCTAGGCGCGCTATTGAGTACCGACGACGGCGGCAAGTTTCTATACATGCCTCGTGGCTTATTCTACAGCACCGCTAATCAGACAGCAGCAGCAGTGGATACTGGCTATCCAGTAGAGTTCGAGAACACCTATATCGGTAACGGTGTTTCGATTGCCGGTGCAGATGACACGCGGATTACTGTGTCGGCAGACGGGGTCTACAACTTCCAAGTCACTATGCAGACTGCGCATACAAATTCGTCGGACGTCACCGTAACAACGTGGATCAACAAGAGTGGCACCGACGTGCCGTACGGCGGGCAGGTGCAGACGGTGAAAGGTAACGCTACCCGTGCACTGTACTGGAACTTCTCTATCGACCTACTGGCAAACGATTACATTGAGATGTACTGGGCGACTTCTGACACTACCCTGTCGCTCTACACTGAAGCAGCTACTAGCTTGCACCCCGGTATACCCTCGACCATTGTGGCTGTATCGTTTGTCAGCAACTTGTAGGGGGAGAGACTATGAACTTTTTAGATGTATTTAATGCCGCAGCGAAAGCTGCTGTGTCTCGTGGAGACAACGCCAAAGACGCAACAAGCTACGATGAAGAGCCGGTAGACCTCGGCATAGACAGCCTAGACATGATTATGGTGCTTGCGGTTTTGACCGATGCGTACGGCATCCCGAACGATTTGGAGTTCGATAACGTGAACAAGTTCACGGTCGGTACGGTGCGAGACTACGTCAACCAGCACAAGACAAAAGACGTGCAGTCAATAGAAGAAGTTATGGAGGCCGCATAATGGTTACCGTTGTAGACAGCAAACAGACGCCCCTACCGGCTCCTGAAATCATTATGACCGCAGCGGCGGAGCTAAACAACACAGACCAGCCTGTGGGTAAGGTAATCGCGGCGCTTGCGGGTGAGTTGTCTCTGCCTAACACTGACCAAGTGCAGATTGGCAATACGGTGTTCATAGGGCACCGCGGCAAAGGCAAGTACAAGAATGTGATGGAGGGGCGGGCGCTTAACCTCGACACGGCGCAAAATTTTGTACGCAACGGTCTGAAGTACCTAGCCTACTTACAGAAGAAAAAAGTCGAATTTTATCGTACAGACTTCAACGCAGAAGAGTATTTGTCAGCGTTTCAGTTTTGGTATAACAAAACAAAGGATACTGATACCGAAATAGATGTGGTACGGTTAGATACCGGTGGATACCGAGCGTTCATTAAAATTGGTAAAGACTCGCTAGACGAGTTCTGGAGGCTCTAAATGCCAGTACTTATACCCGTAGCTATAGGGGTCGGAGCAGGAGCAGCCGCCGTAGGCGTGGGCGCCGCGGTTGGCGCCGCTGTCGTCATTGGTACTGGTGCAGCTGTCCTCTCGCACACCACCGGTGCGGCTGATTGGGTATACGAAGAGATCGTAAAGCCTGTCGGTGACCTTGTCGTTGACGTATTCGAGTCTGAGATAGGGCAAGCGGTACTAAAAATAGCTGCGATAGCTACTGGGCAAACATGGGCTGTGCCTCTGATTGAAGGGGCAGGCACATTAGCTCAAGGTGGCGACCTCGGAGACGCCCTCAAAGCCGCCGCTGTTTCTTATGTGGCGCAGGGTGTAGGCGATGTTGCTGGTGAGCTTGCTGGTGACTTCGCACTTGAGGCTACTGGGAATGCGGTTATTGCCACGGCGGTCGGTACTGGGTCTGGTGCCGCGGCGCGCGCTATTGTTTACGGGCAGGACCCCGTGCAAGCCTTCGTTACTGGTGGTATTAGTGCGGCGCTACCCGCAATAAATGGCTACATTGACGAGCAAACAAGTGGCATGTTCGATGCCCTACCCGATGTCGCCAAGAATGTCATTACTTCTTCTATCGCGCGTACTTTATCTGGGCAAGATGTCACTCCAGAGTCTGTTCTCAATGCCGCGCTAAAAGCCGAATCTGTAACCAAGGTAGTTAAAGACTTTGTTGGCGATGCTACCGACTTTGCTGATGGGGAGATTGCGGCGATTACTTCAGCCGTGCAGCGTACAGCCTCAGCGGCATTCGGTGGAGGTGACATCGAGGGAGCGCTTGCGGAAAGCCTAAACAACTACGCCAACACAGAATTTAAAGACTGGTTCAACACCACTGCCGCGGGTGTGGCTGTCACCCAAACTATGGACAAGTTGACTGGCGACTACCAACGGGTAGAAGCAAAAGCCAGAGAACTAGAAGACAAGGTCCAAGCGTACAACGGGCGCCTTGCGCGGCGTAACGAAATTGCTGGGCAAATAAACGCCACGGGAGAGCGGTTAACCAAACTCGAAGCCGCGTACGACCTCGCCCTGCAGAACTTCGAAGCCAACGAGTCAGAAGAAAACGCGATAGCGTTGGAAAAGGCTGTAGCTGCGTACAACGCGGTATCCAAACCGTTTAACGAAGAGTACCCCGCCCTCCGTGCGGAGCTAGAGCGTATTGATGCGGAGCTGCCAAAGTTGGAGGCAGACTATAACAAGGCGCAATCCGAATTTACGGTCCTGCAAGCAGACCTGACCACCGCCGTCGAGCTAGCTGACGAGGAGCTGACGCCCCTCTATAATGAGCTGGACAAATCTTTTGTGCAGTTTATGGACCCGAACTTCAACGAGGCAGAATACCGTCGCATTGCGGGACTCGACGCAGACGAAGATGCGTACTTCCACTGGCTGACTGAAGGCAAAGCGCAGGGCTTGCCTACCAACCAAGCGGCGTACAACGAAGAGTACAGTGCGAAGTTTCAAGGTGTACTAAACAGCGCCGCAGAATATCTTGGGGTAGATTTAACACAGCTGAATGATGTACAGCGTCAGGTCCTCGTTGATTTGGTGGAGGATAGCGCCGGAGGAGATATAACCGCACTACGTAATACTGGGCTTGCTGAGATTGCGGAAGACTTTGTGGCTAGTGGCGTTGGGGCGCCCGTGCTTAATCTTAGTACGGTCAACTCTATCAAGAGGGCGTTTGAGTCAGGCGTGGCGCCTACTATCGACGCGCCAATCGCTGACCTCCTCAACCGTGCGGGGGTGACAGATTTTATCGAAGGCGAGCCGCTAATCCAGTCTGACATCGACGCACTAGAAAGAACGTATACCGGACAGGCACAAAACGACTTGGTAAACACTTCGCGGGCAGATGTTACTGACGAAGAAATTGCTCTGGGCGAAGCGGGTTTAAGGGTTCGGCAAGATGGGCTTTTGGAGTGGGGCAAGGTAACTTACGAGACCCCGTATTGGAGTCCCCAGTTCAACACTTTGGTCAAACGCGTACCTGTTGAAGGTGGGCTGAATAGCGGCGAATATGTGGAGGTGAGCGCCCTTACCGGTGAACGCCTGTCAGACAATCTGCAGATCGAAATTACACCACTCCCGACGTATGACGACCTCAGAGAATCCGACGCTGGGACGTGGGCACAGATCGGTGCGGGTTTAAACGAGGCGGGCCAAGCTGTTCTTGCATCGCGGGTTGGTCAGGATGTTGTTGATTTTCTCAACAAGTGGGATGAAGCCGGTTATTTTGATGCGGCAAAACGCATAGGGGCAGAAACCGGAACTGAGCTTATTGATACGTTGGTGGGCGTTGATAACGCTAGAGACTACGGCGGGCTAATAGCAAAAGCGGGTGGTGAACTGCTCGGCACCATGACCGCGTTCGTGGATATTACGCTTGGGTTTGACCCAAACTCCAACCCCGTCGGCCAGTTTGCTGACGACGTTATCGACTTCGGTGCGGGGCTACAGACTGAAGAATGGGCGGAGGCGCTCGACCGGATTGACGCGAAGCTCGCGGAAGGCGAAGGGTGGGAAAAACTAGGCAGTATTTGGGGCGCGTTCCAAGAAGCTCCTGAGCAGTTTGTCGCCGAACTTATTGGGGCGGAGATTATCCAAGAACTGCCGTGGCTTCTTGCCTCTAAGGGCACCATGGTCGGCGCCAAAGGAATCTTCCGTGCCATGGGTAAAGAACTGTCGGATCGAGCCGCACAGCGTGTCGGCATCGGTACCTCGTCTGCGCTCGACCTTGCCGAGTCTTTCGGCGGTGCGGCAGACAGTGCGTACAACGAGGGTCTGGCCACTTATCTTGCTGCAGGTATGTCGGAGGAAGAGGCTAAAGCAGCCGCCATGGAGCTAGCACAGTCCGCGGGCCTCATAAGCGCAGCTACTACCCTCGCTAGCTTCGGCATAGGCGGTAACGACTTTGAAAAAGTGTTCTTGGGCAAAGACTCGGCGGGTACAACCGCGGAAGCGTTCGACTGGCTCACAGAAAAGATTAGCACCGGTGCGCGGGTGTCTTGGAATGAAGGTGTACAGGAGTCTATCGAGGAAGGTCTACCCACACTCTTTGTTGAAACGGTGTTGAAGCAAGTTGACCCTGACCGCGACGTGCTCGGCACTGTCGCACAGGCTGCAGCTCTCGGGTCGATTGCTGGCGCAGGCACTGCGGGAGGTATATACACAGGCTCTACATTGGCAGACCTTATTATTCGTACTGACCCCCGTGCAAATGAGATTATTAACGAGGCGAAAAAACCGGGGTTTGAACTCCTGCGCGCCCGGCTAGCCGTAACGGCTTTGACTGATTACTTAGATGGCGTTGTAGAAGGCACTGAGTTTGCGGAAGGACCGGCGTATGAGAACTTGCGCAATAACCTACTAAGCACCGTCGACGATAGCTACAACAGCACCGGGCAGGTGATGAACGAACTCGCCAAGTACCCCGGCTTTGCTACAACTGACAAAGAACTCGTAAACTTGGTGCTTAACAGCGCCGGAGAAGACGTCACTACCTACGTCAATACTTATGTTGAATCTCGCTATATCAGCCCAACCGAAGTCCGCGCGTACGCAGAGGCAGAGGGGCTAGAACTAAGCGACGAAGAGATATTCGAGCGTGCAGGTCGTGTTGAGGACAAGAGCGCAGCCACAGAATATCTTGTATCTCAGTTTGACTCCTTGGCTACCAACGAGCAGGAAGTACGTGAGGCGTTCCAAGCTCAAGGCTTCGACCCTACCGATGAACAAGTCGAGCAGTTTACTCGGCAAGGCGCAGAAAACGACATTCTCGACGAACTGTCGCAGTTTGTTGACGTAAACCAAGTAACTGAAGATGAAGCCCGCCAACTGTTTGCCGACATGGGGTATGACCCAACTGACGAAGAGGTAGCACAGTTTGTAAGACAGCAAGACGTGGACAAAGTTTCGCGGGATGCTCGCCAGTATGTAGATACCGCCATTGGCATAAACCCCATAGAACGTCTTCTCATTAGTACGCAGGGGTGGAGCGACAACGGCGACGGCACGCTTACTACTCCGTATGGCAAAGTATACGATTACGACGCAGGTGACACGTACGACGAACGCATAATCCAGCCTGCAGACGACGTAGTCGATGAGGTAGTTGACCAACCCGCAGACGACGTAGTCGATGAGGTAGTTGACCAGCCTGCAGACGACGTAGTCGATGAGGTAGTTGACCAGCCTGCAGACGACGTAGTCGATGAGGTAGTTGACCAGCCTGCAGACGACGTAGTCGATGAGGTAGTTGACGAACCCGCAGACGACGTAGTCGATGAAGTCGATGAAGTCGATGAGGTAGTTGACCAACCTGCAGACGACGTAGTCGATGAAGTAGTTGACGAACCCGCAGACGACGTAGTTGACGAACCCGCAGACGACGTAGTCGATGAGGTAGTTGACGAACCCGCAGACGACGTAGATTCTAATACGAACTGGTATGACGACTACATAACCGAATATACACCCGACGAGACCGTAGACGACGTAGTCGATGAAGTAGTTGACCAGCCTGTAGACGACGTAGTCGATGAGGTAGTTGACCAGCCTGTAGACGACGTAGTCGATGAGGTAGTTGACCAGCCTGCAGACGACGTAGTCGATGAGGTAGTTGACCAGCCTGCAGACGACGTAGTCGATGAAGTAGTTGACCAGCCTGCAGACGACGTAGTCGATGAAGTAGTTGACCAGCCTGCAGACGACGTAGTCGATGAAGTAGTTGACCAGCCTGTAGACGACGTAGTCGATGAAGTAGTTGACCAGCCTGCAGACGATGTAGTCGATGAGGTAGTTGACCAGCCTGTAGACGACGTAGTCGATGAAGTAGTTGACCAACCTGCAGACGACGTAGTCGACGTAGTCGATGAGACCGTAGACGACGTAGACACTATAATCGACGAGACCGTAGACGAGACGGCGGAGACAGACCCCTATGCAGAAGTTTTGGCGGAGATCGCACAAAACCAACTAGATATTCAGCAGCAGCAAGAGCAGCAAATACAGCAGCAAATCCAAATACAGCAGCAAATCCAAATACAGCAGCAGCGCCGTAACGTATCTGATTTTGCGCGTACCCTGCGAGCACAGACTGATTTGGAGGGGCAACGTGTTGACGTCGAAACGCCTGACCCGCTGGAGTTAGAGTACCTCTACGACTTCAGCAGTATCTTTGCTACGCCTGAGCAGGAGGAGCTTTTCGTGCGCCCCTATGCTAAGGGTGGACAAGTAGGGGACTTAACTGATAAAATCTTACTTATTATAGGGGAAAACGGATGAGTTTTTGGAGCAACACTCTGGACTGGTTGGGTGGTGGTGACACTAACTTCAACGATGTGCTTGGCAGCGTAAACTGGCAGGGTGTTGGTAGCCTTGCGGGTAGTTACTTCTTGAGCAATTCCGGTTTTGCTAACAGCGATGCCCCTCAAACTGGGTATCAAGGTAGCGTCCCCCGGTACACGGCGGTGCGCGAACGTGTAGCTGATACCTACGATCCTAACCGTCGCCCCGGTAGCAGCGGGCAGCGGTACTTCACCGATACGCAGTATGTAGACCCGTACGCCCCCCTCGAAACGGCGGTTGCTAACGACGCAGCTGGCGACACGGTAGCAGAAGCGGACGCCGCCACAGACACCGCGGATACAACTGCTACAGAAGTTGTCTCTCAAGACCCTAGCGAAGAGGGTTTGGCGGCGCTTGATATCGTGCGTCAACTTGCGGGTAAGCAGGCCGAGTATCTCCGAGGGCAAAACGTCGCCAACCCCGCGATGCAAACCCGCCCTACACCCCTGCAGTTTGCGGCGCAGCCCACAGGTAACACCTCCCCAATCGTTTCTCGTGCCCCCGCTAATGTCATTCAAAATATGCCAGTCGAGACACAGACGCAGGGGCTATCTGGGTTCGTCCCACAATACGCCCAAGGCGGCATTGCTAACTTAGCAGGTGGGCGCTACCTCGACGGCGCCACCGATGGCATGGCTGATAAAGTCCCTGCGAACATTGATGGGCAGCAAGAGGCCCGACTCTCCGACGGAGAGTTTGTAATCCCCGCCGATGTTGTAAGTCACCTCGGTAACGGCAACTCTAACGCTGGTGTTATGCAGCTGTACGCGATGATGGACAACGTTCGGAAAGCGCGCACGGGTAACCCCAAGCAAGGCAAACAGATTAACCCGGCGCAGTACATGCCGGGGATGAGGGCGTAAGCTATGGCGGAAGAAAATACAGACCTCGCAATGCCGAAAGACCCGGTCGCCGGGAAGGAATCTGGCCGCGAGTCCTCTCTATCTAACTGGGCTGGGCCGTATGTTACTGACATGCTGGGCCGTGGTCAGGCGCTCGCCGACCAACCATTCGAAGCCTACACCGGTCCGCTCACGGCGGGGCAGTCTGAACTACAGACACAGGCGTTCGAAGGTCTTGCAGGGTTGGCTATCCCCACAGATCAGATGGGGGCCTTTGTACCGCAGCAGTTTACCGCTGAATCCGCACAGCAGTTAATGAACCCCTACCTGCAGGCTGCGCTCGACCCACAGATTGCTGAAGCACGCCGCCAAGCCGAAATTCAACGGGTACAGGACGCTGGCCGGTTAACTCGTGCCGGTGCATACGGCGGCTCACGCCAAGCTATCATGGAGTCGGAAGCCAACCGCAACCTCCTGCAAAACCTGTCTGCCATTACCGGCGAAGGGTACCGCACCGCATACGACCAAGCGATGGGGCAGTTCAACACTCAACAAGATCGTGAGATGGCGGCACAAGAAGCCGCTAACGTTTATGGTCTCTCCTCCCTGCAGCGGATTGCTGACATGGGCGCAACGCAGCGTGGGATCGAAGCCGAAGGCATCGCCGCAGACAAAACGCAGTTTGAAGAAGAGCGAGACTTCCCATACAAGCAGGTTCAGTACATGCAGTCTCTTCTGCAGGACTTGCCGATCAGTGCACAGTCTTATTCTTACATGCAACCAAGTCAGCTATCGACTGTGCTGTCCACTGCCGGTGGCCTAGATAGACTGTACGAAATGCTTTTCGACTAATAGGGGCTACACATGGACATGAACAAAGGTATCGACGCGCAGGTCTCTGACCGAGTAGACGCGTATCGTGGTCAGCCCCAACAACTTATGCAGATGTACCAGCAGAACAAAGAGCTGGTAGACTTGCTTGCCCTGCAGAAACTCAAGTCCGAGAAGGAAGCCGCGAAGCGCCAGATCGAGATGCAGATGCAGCAGCAGCCCGGCACCGTTGCACAGCAACGCGAGCAAGAAGTCATGCAGATGACTAAGGACGAGCTGGCTAAACAGACGCAGGGCGTTTTGCAACGTAAACAGCAACAGCAGCAAGTTAACATACAGCGTGCCGCCAAGGGCGGTATTGGCGCACTCGCACAGAATCGCCCTGCTCCTGCTCCTGCACAGGGTCCGACACCTATGATGGCTAGCGGTGGTATTGTGGCTTTCCAACCGGGCGGCTCCGTAGGCGGTATGCCGGGGCTTGGACAGGGTAGTAGCGTCAAGGAGCGTGTCGAGGCGCTAGGAATTAACTACGACGAGTTTCAACGCCTACCTGCGGCGGAGCGGGAGCGCATCCTGCAAACTGTTCGTGACCAATCTATGGCGGCGCGTGCTGGGCAGCGTATGACGAGGGCCGGTGCGCAAGCGTTGGACAATATAAACGACCCGCTAAAAGCCATCGGTAACTTGGGCATTGGGATTGCAAACTCTCGTGTAGGTCGTGCGGCTGGGCTTTCTGACCCCCGTAAACCTATTGAACCGTTCGAGTACAACACAGCTGACACAGCTGCGCGTGAGCGGGTCGCCGCTAACCAACTCCCAGTGGATGCAGAGGGCAACCCTGTCTCGATTGAGTCCCTGCTACCCCCCGGCCCAGCGCAAGACCTACCAAAAGACGTAGCCACCCCCACGCTAAACGCCCCGCCTGTAAGGCGCCCCACCGCTGATACTGGGTCAGGGCTACCGTCCGTTATGCCGGATGCTCCGACCCCTGCGAGGCCCTCCGCCACGGAAGAGGCGACAGTAGGGACAACAACTACACCAGCGCCAGCACCAGCCGCGGCAACGCCGACACCAGCGGGCACAGGGATTGCAGGTTTGGGTGCAGGTAGCATGGGCGGTGCAGAGAACGCCCTCATGCGCGGCGTTAAGATTGGTGAAGACGTGCTAGGCCGTGACGAGAAGGCCGCGAAGTACGCAGAGTACGAAGCGCAACTGGCTGAACTCGACGAAGAACTTAACGATCCTGCAGCCGAGCGTCGCCAGCAACTGCAGGCGTTCTTGATCGGCACCGCCGGTGCAACCAATATCGGGTACGCTATGGCAGGGGGTGCTGCTGCGTCGATCAACCTAGAGAACCAACAGAAGCGCAACCGTCGGAACCGCATGTTGAGCCGTATCCAGCTTGGCGAACGTGGTATGGAGCTAGATTCGGAGATGGGTCGCGCTGCGCTGTCTTTGGGCAACCAGATGTTTGCAGACTTCAACGCAAACAAACGTGCGGCTATCTCCGCCGCTGCTACACTGGACGCCGCACGGCTTAGAAAAGTCACTGCCGATGCGGACCGTGAGTTTGAACGGGAGAAACAAGAGGATAGCAACGCGCTTCAAATACGAGAGCTTGATATTCGCGAAGCCGAAGTGGCAGTGGAACAGGCGCGTAACGAAGAGCTTGCTCTCAGTCGCCGTGTCGATGGTGTGCTGACGGCCACTAAGAACCTACTACAGCAGTCAGAAGATGCGTATAAGGCAGGAGCGGAACGTTACGGTGTAGAAGACGCCGCGGCGAACCTCTCAATGTTGACCCCAAAAGACGATGGGTACGACGCAGCGATGGCACAGTTTGAGACTGTAGCCGCGGAAGCTGATGGGTGGGCCACACAATATCTTGAAAGGTTTGGGGTGAAAGACACGCTGCAAGACTTAGAGGCGCAGTACTATGCACTTACTGGTGTTGACAATATGCCGGGGTTAAACCCAGACGATATTCTAGAAGTACAAAAACAAGGTGAATAATCCGCATGGCCCTATACACTCTCACGCTGCGGGATGGTTCTACACTCGACGTTGAAGCACCCGAAGGGGCCTCCAGAGAAGACCTTGCCCGTGCCGCGTCTCAACAAGCACGTCGTCAGCAGTATGAGGGTACCCCGTACGGAGACCGTCTTGCCGCACGCGAAGGGCGTATCCGGGCAGCCCAAGAAGACGTCGCAGCTAAACGTGCAGCCTATGAGGCTATGTTTGACGAACCCGATGAGAGTGGGTTTATCGGCGACTTAGTCGGTGGTTTCGGTGCGGGTGTTGTTGGTATTGGCGAGACTGCGGCACTGGGTGCCGCTACACTGCTGGACGAAGAGAAAGAACTTGCCGCACGTGAGCGTATTCAAGGACTTGCGGATAGAGTTCGCCCCGACCGGGGTGACGAGGACGACCTTACATATAAAATTGGGCAGACCTTCGGCTCTATCGCTGGGTTTATCGGCGCCGGTGCAGCTGTTACTGCCGGGGCGGGTGCTCTTGGTGCAGGGGCGGGTGCCGCAGGCATAGCAGGTTTGCTCGGTGCAAGTGCTCTCGGTGTAGGTGCAGGCGCAGGCGAAGCAAGTGAACGTGCCCGCGCAGCTGGCGCCACTCAAGAAGAGCGTAATCGGGCGGCACGGCTCGGTGCGGTGGTCGGCTCTACAGAAGCGCTGCCGCTACGTCGCGTCCTTGGCAAGCTCACTGGCGATCTCGGCGGAGAGGTCGTGCAGGGTATGCGTCAGCGAGTAGTTAGCGCACTGCGCACTGGTGGTGAAGAGGCCGCGCAGGAAGCAGCGGCGGGTATCGCACAGAACCTTATCGAGCGTGGATACAACATCGACCAAGCAGTGCTTGAAGGTGCAGGCGAAGCCGCAGCTCTCGGCGGTGGGGCCGGTGCAACCATCCAAGTCCTCGTTGACGCCCTCGTAGGTCGGCGGTCGCGCGGAGCCACTACTCCAGAAGAGCCAGAGCAGGGTGAGTTGTTTGAAGGCGAAGACCTTGGGCAAGCCCCCACGCGAGTTATGGGCGACCAACGTGAGATGTTCCCCGAGGAAGACTTGGGTAGAGCACCAGAGCGGCCTGACGACCGGCAGCTGAACCTGTTCGACCAGCGCCCCGAACGTGCGCCAGAGCCTGAGCAGCGGGATATGATCCGTGAGCTAGAGCAAGCCACAATCCCCGAAGAAGAAGCCCGCGCACAGGCAGCCGCCCGCGAACGTGAAGCACTGCGTGCCGCAGGGCGGGGTGACGAAGCCGCGTTTGAACAACCTGACTTGTTTGCATTGCAGCAAGAGCAAGAGCGCCGTCGTGTGGGCGAACAACCTGCTACTCCAGAGCGTCCGGCGGAAGGCACACCACAAGAACCTGCGACCGTACGTGAGCGTGACCTCGTAGACCTAGCGCAGCAGCGTGAGCAAACCGCACGTGAAGACGCAGACATCGCCGACCAGCTCGCCGCTATTGAAGCCGAAGAAGCCGCGCAGCAGCAACAGGCTCAGGCCCTTCGTGCAGAGTCAGACATCGAGACGATCAGTGGGCAGGAAGATACCCGGCGTCGCAAGGCCACTGAAGCTACGCGTACTAAGATCTTACAAGATACTATCGAGAAAACACCCAGCCGGAACTACAATCGTGTAGGCCGCGCGTTTAGCGACGCATTGGCCGCACAGGGTATCGCCGACACCGCCCCCACACAGGCTGAACTACAGTCCATCGAGCGTGCGGTGAATGTGCAGCGGGCCGAGCGCCCTGAACCCGAAGCTACGCCGACTGTTACCTCACCCCCAGAGGCTACGCAGCTGGAGGAAATGGAGGCACGCATCCCAGAGCGGCCCGCGCAGCGTGAACCAGAGCAGTTGGGTATGGAGGGGATTCGGCGCCGGGTCCAGCAGGCTCCTACACAAGCATCCGAACCCGCCGCAGCTCGGGAAGTCGTCACTCGTGCTATGCTCGACGAAATGGGGATTGCTCCGCAGTCGCCTGTACGTCGCCGCCTTCTGGGTAAGGACTTAAATGACCCTACAACGCGTAAAATTATTACTTCTTTTGCAAACCAGCCGCGCACTTCTCAAGCTGCAGAATTGGGTATTAGCCGCCGCCTCGAAGGGGTCCCAGAAGAACAACCAGACCTGTTCGCGCCCCGCCGTGGCGGACGTAGACCCACAGCCGCTACCCCTACAACAGCTACTCCAACCCCACTTGCAACAGAACCTGCTGTTCCGTCGAGACCCACAGAGCAAGGTCGCCCTGCAGCAGAAGCTCAGGAGACCCCCGATGCTAGCACACCTGTCACAGAGAGAGCTGGAGCAAGCGTTCCAAGTCGTGGACGCGGCGTGGGAGGCGGCGGACGGGGGGCTGGTCGAGGTGCAGGTGCCCCAGAGCCTACGACACCTAGAAGCAGACGATTGGGAGCACGTGACGAGGCTACTCCTCGTCCTGCAGCAGCAGCAGGCGCGCAGCGAACTCCACTAGAAGGCGCGACGCAGCGGGGAGTGTTGCCGACGCTACCGCGTCGCCCTGTCATTGACCGCCAGACCCTAAAGCCTGTACCGGAAGAGCGGGCCGGGCCGACGTCCCGTGCCTTGGCACCGCGTGAGAAAATCTCACCGACAGATAAGCCGAAAGTCAGCACCGAGCAAGTTACCAAGCAGCTGAAGGACCGGTACGAGGCGAATGTCTCCCAAGCAGCGCGCCAGTTCGTCAAGAACTTGGATATGTCAATCACAAGCCCGTTAACGGTTGCTGACAAGACTGCCATCTTAAAAGTTCTTAACACCAAATCAACCAAGGCCAACAAAGCTACCATCGGTGCGCTTAAGAAGTACCTCGGTAACTATCCCGATCCGGCACTCGGACTGCAGGATGCTATCGACGATGTGGTTACGGGTCGTGGGAGATTTAAGAGTACGCCCGATATGCCCCCCGGCGAGACCGCGTTCCTTGGCGGCGACGGCGAAAAAGGTACAATCCCCGGATACGGTAAGAAAACAGCCCAAGCAGTGCTTGATTGGGCCAGCAAGAACATGTCTGAGGCCACCAAGCGGTGGATCGCGGGTAAGACTGTAGAGTCCAAGAACGCCATGCAGGCGGTCGAAGCCTTCGAGTCCACCGACCTCGTCGCCAAGCGCCGCGAGCTGGAGAAGGCGTTTGAGGGTGGGTTCGACCCGACCAATGATGCAGACAATAAGCGCCTCGCCGAAGTTCTTGAGAAGCTCGGCATCGACGAGACTGACCCGATGGTGCGTGGCCTCATGGCCAGCGGCAGTTTGTTCAACATGGTCGTCCCGGCATCGCGCATACCGCTGTCGAATGTCGTCGTTGGTATGCTTACTAAGGGTGATCTCGGCGCTGCGCTGCGCACTTTGGCGGCTACAAGCAACGATCCCGAAGTCGCTGCAGTGGCTTCCAAGCTGGCCAAGATGGTTGGTGATACCAAGGTCGAGCTGGCTGGTACACTGCGCGCACCTGACGGGTCCGAAGTAGCCGGGGTTTTCGACACCGATACAAATACCATTGCGCTTTCGACAAAGTTCGGCCTCAACACTCACGTGCTTCTGCATGAGATGGCCCACGCCGCAACCGTTGCGACACTGGCTAAGAAGGGCCACCCGCTGACGCGCAAGCTGCAGAAAATCTTTGACGAAACTAAAGACCACATGCCCACTGCATATGGGTTCACTGACCTGAATGAGTTTGTGGCAGAGGCGTTCTCGAACCCTGAGTTCCAACGGATGTTGTCCGGGCTACGCGTCGGGGGTGACCCCCTAACTCCTTTTGCTAAGTTCAAAGCAGCGATTTCCAACTTCCTGCGTACGCTTATCGGCAAACCAGTGAAACCCACGGAGTCCGCACTAGACCAAGCAACTGGTATCATTGACAACATTCTCGCCCCCGCACCAAGCAACATCGGAACCGGTGAGTTCTTTATGTTGTCGCCCCGCGATGCGGGTAAACGTGCAGCAGACATGCTGAAAGATATTGTAGATAGCACGCCACCAGCCACGAAACAGTTTGCGCAAGAACACGCCGACCAAGTCATAGACTTTGTTAAAGGTGACGCCGCTGCGAAGGCCAAGCAGTTCTTGCTCTATAGCTTGCCAATGATCTCGGTGGTGAACACTGCGAAGAAGGCGGGTATCAAAGGTGCCGACACCCTGTTCGATCTTATGGAGCGCCAGCGTGGTGCGATGAACAAGTCAGACCAAGAGGTCGAAGGTACTCTGAAGAGCGTGTCTAACTGGGCACGTGCGAACAAAGACAAAGTAAAGACACTCGACACGGTGGTGTACACTAGCACCATCGAGCAGGTTGACCCGTCGAAACCGGCGAGTGCGTATAAAGATGACCCTGAGAAGCTGAAAGCGTGGAAGTCCATGCAGGCTGACTGGCGTGCGCTGTCGGCTACTGGCGGGGATAAAATCTATGCCCAGATGCGCGACTCGTACAAGAAACAGTACCTGAAGATGCGTGACGTGATCTTCGGCAAGCTGGACGACACCAAAGAACTTAGTGCCGAGTCTCGGGACAAACTCAAGAAGCAGGTGTATGCACGTCTGTTTGAGACCGGCACTATCGAGCCGTACTTCCCACTGACACGTTCTGGAGACTACTGGCTGTCCTACACGGCAGCGGACGGAGAGTTCTACGTCGAGGCTTTCCAAAGCCGGAACGCCCGTGAACGTGCGATGAAGGACCTCAAAGCCGACACGGGCGTCAAGAACGTAGAGCCGTTCGTCAACATCAGCAACGTCAACTATGCACGGGCACCTGAAGGTTCGTTCGTAAAAGAGACGCTGCGTACCCTCGACGCCAACGGCGTAGACCCAAAAGTCAAAGAAGAACTCATGCGGTTGTTCGTAGAGACACTGCCTGAAACATCTTTTGCTAAGGCCCTGCAGCGTCGTAAAGGCACAAAGGGCTACGAAGAAGACGCCATTGACGCTTTCAAAACCAAAGCGTTTGATCTTGGTCGGCAGGTGGAACGCCTGCGGTTTAGTTCCAAAATCCGCGAACTTGAGGCAAGCCTCGTTGACGACAACCGCGATGTGCTGACGGAAGAGAACAAGTACATCCTAGACGAGATCAACGCCCGTGCAGAGTTTGCACGGAACCCACCCAAGGATGCGTTGGCGCAGAACCTAAACCGCGGTGCGTTCTTGTTCACACTGGGTTTCAACGTCTCATCGGCGTTGGTCAACACGTCACAACTTCCTATGGTGGTGTACCCTATGTTGGCCGGGCGTCATGGCTATGGCGCAGCGGGGCGCGCGATTCGTAACGCAACTAAATTGTTTACGAGCAGTGGGTTTAACCGCAAGAGTGACATGATCGCTCCATCCGGCGACGAGAAGAGTGTTAAAGTCCGTGCCATGCCAAGCATCGACAACTACTTCGAACTGGATGCAAACGGGGATTATGTAATCCGCAAGGACATCGAACTCGACCCAGAGATGCGCGCGGAAGTCGAAGAAATCAAACCGCTCATGCAGTTGATGGCAGAGCGTGGACACCTCAACCGCTCCCTGATTGCCGATACCCTTGGGCTTGACGCGTCAGGGCGTAAGCGTAGTGCAGTTGACTATGTGTCGTCTGTGGGTGCTACGTTCTTCCACAACGCGGAAGTCTTCAACCGTCAGGTCACCGCCATGACCGCATATCAGTTGGAACTAGAACGCCTGAAAACTGCAGAGCCTACACTGTCGACAACAGAGCGGCAGGAGAAGGCCGCGGAGCAGGCGCTGTATGACTCGCAGATGATGAACGGTGGCTCCGTGCTTGAGACTGCGCCGCGTATCAGCCAACAAGGCGTTGGGCGTGTGGCGCTTATGTATAAGACCTACGGCATCCAGATGTACTACACGCTACTTAAAACAGCGCGTGATGGTGTGGACGCACACTTTGCAGGTGACAAAGAGATGCGCAATGTTGCCCTGCGTCAGCTAGGTGGGGTTGTTGGATCGACGTTTGTACTCGCGGGGGCTGTCGGCCTACCGTTCGCACGGGAGATCATGCAGTTGATTGACCTGTTGTTCTTCGACGAGGAAGAAGACGACGTTGAGACAGTGGTGCGCAAAGCAATCGGCGAAGGTGCATACAAGGGGCCACTGACTGCGCTGCTTGGTGTTGACCTGTCAAGCCGTATTGGTCTGTCCGGTCTGATCCTACAAGCTAACCGCTTCAACAGTGACCCGTCGCCAGAAGAAAGCCTGCTGTATTACGCAGGTGGCCCAGCGTGGAGTACGATCTCCTCGATTATCCGCGGCATCGACAACATGAAACAAGGTGAGATCGAGCGGGGCTTCGAGGCAATGATGCCTTCTGGCCTCAGAAACGCTTACCAAGCGGTGTTCCGCTTCCCACGTGACGAAGGTATCCTGACGCGTCGTGGTGACCCTATCATGGACGATCTGTCATTCGGTGAGCTGGCTGCGAAAGCAATCGGCTTCGCCCCCGCAGAGTATACCCGTGCGCAGGAGATGAACCAGCAGACAAAGGGTATTGACCGCGCGGTAAACTCCAAGCGCACCAAACTCCTGCGCCAGTACTATGTGGCTACTCGCATGGGTGACTACGATGAGCGCAACAGCGTCATGAAGAAAATCCGTGCGTTCAACAACCGCCACCGCACGGCACGGATCGACGGCGACTCGCTGCGCCGTTCAATGCGGCAGCACATGGAAACGTCGGCCACTATGTATAATGGTGTAACACTCAGCCCCAACATGCGCAGGGTGCTAGAGGAAAGCCGGAACGAATGGGACCAAGGATTCCAACTCTTCTAAGAAAAAGCCCCCGCACAAGGCGGGGGCAGGTCAGTCAGAGGAGAACATGTAGAGCAAGAACATGTTGTGGTGGTATCCTATCACACTGTCCTCCACATGCGTACCCCAAATTTACCATCTTCGATGCGCGGGTGAACCTGCATAGTCCAGCCCTTACTCTTAGCTATTTTAGTTATCTGCTTCTTGGCTTCTTCGACGTTGATACACGGGATGAAAGCTGACGCCCCTGCAGGCATAGCGTCCCACGCCACAACAATACGTACACCATCAGGGTGCAGGTCATCAGTCTTCGGTATCGCCTTCATCGCTGCCTCCGTGCTCTAGTTCAAAGTTAACCTCAAGTACATCCGCGGCGGGTAGGTTCAGGTTAGTGCCCTTCGTGATACGCATCTTGCGCTTCACGGCCCCTTTGTCTTTTATCAAATCAGATATGCAGGCTGTGTAATCTATCTGCTGTTCGATACACCAACGCTTGAACGGTTTGGCTAGGATAAACGCCTTCTTTGTGTCGGTCTCGTACCGTGCCACCAGCTTCGTGCGTGGGTTCATCTCGGGGATCACCAGAGACTCTATGCCATCCTGCGTCGTACCACGTAGATCGCTCGTACTCTTTATGGACAGGATGTTGCCGTTGTGCTCGGCAAAGAAGTCCGCGAGTATCTGGCTCGACGAGGCGGTCATATCCTGCACCGTCATCTGGTTGTACTTAACAAGTTGCACCGCGAACTTAAACACCTCCGCCATATCGTAGGCAAGCAGTCCGATCTTGTTGGCTATGATGCCTGCGGTCAGTGCCTTCGTGATGTACTCTGACCAGAACCGCTCTGACGACTGCATGTTGCACGCTTCATCTACACGCTTGCGTACCTTGGCTTCGATCTGCGCCACAGCTTCCTTGTTGTTCATGTAGTACTGCACGAACACAACACCCGCCTGCCCATAGTGTTTCTTGGCGCGGTTAGAGAACTCATCAGTCATGGCCTTTTCGCCTGTACTGCTAAAGAACTTATCCACCCGTGCCTCTAGTACCCGTAGGGCCTCTGCCTTCGGCGCGTTTTTGTACAGCGAAATCTTCTCGATCAGGCTCATCTGCCCCGTGGAGATAGCCAAGAAGCGCCATGCTCCACCACGCGCGCGCTCTACGTTAGCCCCGCCAGACATCCGGTTACGTTGGGAGCCTTCCGTGATACCGTATGCGGTGTCAGACGCCAGCTTGGGTGAAGTGTTGGTGATCTCGTCCGTAGGGAACGGTAGGTTTTTGTACACTTCGGCTCGGTTCATGCGCGAGTTAAGCGAGTCCCGCTCCTTCAAAACAAGGTCTTCGGGGTTGCCCCACGGGGTCAGCGCCATGTTCATCGCGGTCGTTTTGCCAAGCCCTGAGTCCTTACTATGCAGGTGCAGCAAGCAGCCATACAGGTGGGACGTGCGCATCAGCACACTGCCGAACCCGGCGCATACTACGAGTTGATACAACTCCATGCCACGCTTGTTGAAAAAGTCAGCGTTCTCTTTCCATCCCTCTAGCGAACCCTTCGGTGTGAAGAACGGGAAGGCAAACGCAGTGGCAGTCGATGCAGGGTTAAAGTCGATACGGTCCGGGAATATCTCACGGTCGCCAAGGATGAACGAGGTGCCCTCGTCGTCAGACCAACCGAATTGTACGTGCGCCACTTCAGCTGCGCCGCCGTGCTGTAGTTCCTCAATCCACCTAATGCTGTATGTCATCAACGCCTCCAAGTTAGCGCCCCATGCTGTAACGCCTTTGGCACCAATAGCTTTCCTAAATTCGTCCTTCGACGTGACCGCAATCTGCGGCACAGTAAACTCACGCACGCCGTCTTTGGGTAGGTGCAGGCGGAATACCAACATGTCCTGTTCGCCATCGGTCACGCGGCGTACAATGTATAGGTCGTTATGGTATATACACTTGTCTTCGATGTCGCCGTCGGCGTTCTCAGTGCGCAGGTATATACCCCCGTTAGCCCCACGAAAGAACGGCTTGGGGTAGGTCGGTATGACGTACGTCTCTGGCTCTTCGGTATCGGTCGCAGGTTGCAGCTCGATAACGTTGTCTTCTTCCGTCGCTTCCTTGGTGCGCCCACCCAACGAGATAGGAGACTTGATCTTGCCCCACAGGGGGCACCCCGTGCACACATCGGGGTTATATTCGTCGAACGTGCTGCACAGATACGGTCCTTTGATGCGGTCCATCTTCTCGTACATCTCGTCAGGGGAGAAGTCAGGGTGCCCCTCGGAGATACGCAGTGCTGCCTTGTCAGCATCCGTGCAGTGCTTTGCAATCGACAGACCCGCGCGCCACAGCGGTTCCGACATTGTGGTCTGGTTCTTGTAGATGTAGGCAAGTTGGGCACAGCCCTTCCCCTTGCCAGTCTTAATCATAATATCTTTGAAGTAGTTTTCTTTGTTCCCCATCAGTGCGTCTAACACCGCATGGCTCCCGCTCATTGGCGTAAATTTCTTAGGAACTGGTATCGGGTCAGCGCCAAGCAACTCAGAGAACGTGTCAAAATCTACCGGCTGGACTTCATCCAAGCCGAATATGGATACCTCTGCGGGCGGGTCGCTCTTGTGGTTGTGGGTCTCTGGTACGCGCAGGATACGTGCAATATCCGCGGTCACGGAAGGGTCGGCCTCGAACCCGTGCTTGGCGCACAACGCCTTGAGTCGTTCAGCTACAGGCTCCCACTCGGTGCAGGAGACGTCCTCGCTCAAGGGCCAGTATACGTGCACACCCCGTCCAGAATTGACAGTGATTGGTCGTGGTAGGCTTAATGTCTTACAGAACTTACGCAGCGCCTTGATAGCATCTAGCTGCGTGGGGAACTCTTTGCTCGGCCCGCAGTCTAAGTCCATGAAGAACGCGCGCATCTTAAACGCGTCCTCTTTTTTGCGTGATCCGGCTTCGCCGAAAGTAGCCAGTGCAAAGTACGTATCGTAGCCGTTGTCGTTGAAGTCCCTCGCAGCATCCATCACATGGTCTATGCTGTCGTAGAATTTTTGTTTACGCTGCCCTGTCTTGTTAGCGGCAAATACGCAGTACCAGCCTTCGCGGGCCACCACGCTTTGTAGAAATCTTTTTGTTTGCATTGCTCTTGCCCATAGAAGAAGTGCCGTGGCCTGTTACAGCCACGGCGTCCGCTGATTACTCGTCGTCATCCCATGCGTCGACAAGATCACTAAGGTCGTCGGTAGAGGGTTTGTCCTCTTCTTTTTTGCTGACCTTTTTGACGGGTTCTTCTACAGGCGCATCGTCTTGTTCGGCGGGCGCTGCCTTCTCCAACACGTTGTTGGACTTCTTGGGTGCAGGTTTTTCGGCCACCTTGTCGCTCTGGGCTACAGACATGGTGATGGCCTTCTGCACATCAGGGTTCTCGCGCAGTTCAATAACTTCTTTCAGTTCATCCTCGGACAACGGGCGTGCTGCCTTGAAGAATAGCTTCGGAACATCACTGTTCTCGTCGAAGTACATCTCAGTCACCACAGCAGAGGGCGGGGCTTTGTGTGCGTTCAAGTAGTTGGCGTACGCCTGCATTGGCATCTTGCCGTCTACCGCTTTACCGAACACCGATGTAGCTGACAGCTGCGCTTGGTATACCTTGTCGTACTGGCCTTCGAGGGCCACAGCAATCCGCTGCGCGTAGCGGCAGGCACGGGTTTCACCTTGCCCTGACCCCTTTACGTTCATTGGGCAGTCAGCACAGCGAGACGCTTGGCGCTGCTCTTCTGGTACATCTGGCGATGGGGCCTGAGTGTCTGCAGACCAGCACGTCGGACCCGACGGGTTCTCTGGGTCGTACACCCCTGCATAATAGGAACGCGAAATCTTTGCCGCGTCCAAGATAACAACGTTCAAAGAACCGCTGCTGTTCACGTTAACCTGTTCACCACCAACCAACTCACGGAAGCGGCCCCCACGGAAGCTGATCCGGCGCATACCGCCACCGCCACCTGCAAGGTTATCTGCGGTAGATTGCAGGGATTTGAACAGGTCACTGTTCACAAGGCTGTTGCCCTTAAAGAGTTCTAGATCACTCATGTGCGTTCTCCTTACGCTACGGGTGGTTTGGTTGCGGCTTTGACAGCCCACATCGCGGCTTCTTCGATCGCGGTCTGCGCCAGCGCCTTAAGGCGCGCTACTTCCGGGTTGGTCACAATTCCACCCGGAGCGATACCATCCATACCGATGACCTCAATCAGGTCGATCAGGTCTGCGGCTTTGCGCTTGATCTGCCCAACCATGTCATCGTTCGACGGGTTGAAGTTGATACCTACGCGGTATTCGCCTTTTGTCATGCTCTCTCCTTACGCGTCTTCGTCAGCATCGAAATCAAATTCTAGCTGCGCTTCTTGCTCTTGGGCTGCTACGCCCACAACACCCACCGCACCGGTAGCTTCGACAGCGGTGGTATCCTCTCCATGCTCTACGTCGTCTTTGCGCATTTGTGTCAGCGCGTCAGATACAAGATCACGGTTAAACCGGTATGTGTTCCCCAACTTGATGTACGTCTCTTCGGGGATGTGTCCTTGCCGTACCCATGCACGGATCGTGGAGACCGACACATGAAAGTATTGTGCTAGGCTCTCGATGGTTACAAAGGGGCTTTTGTCTTTTGCTTCAGTCATTTCTTCCTCACTGAAATCGCGTACTCAGAGTCCACGTTCAGCCCCTGCGGGAGTAGGTCAGGGTTCTCTTCGAGGAACTGTTTTACGCTGGTTTGATTAAGGCTTTTACTCAAGAACTCGGGCACCCCGTGCTCAAGAATAAACCGGTGCATGGCTTCCCAATCGCTAGTCCAATACCGCTTCTTCACTGTGCGGTAGAACAACCCTGCATTGGTGCGCACGCTCTCGACATCCTGCTCTTTGCAGTAGTCCAACAATGCTCGCTTTATCTTGTCTTGCTGTGCCTTGAGTTCGTCGTCTTCTTTCTTAAACGCGGCAGACATCTGCGCACGCTTGTCACGTATCTTGATGTATATGCGCGTCAGCTTATCGACAGAAATTGTTTCATCGCTCATGATGTTCTCCTTTGCTGAGACCTTACAGATACTATCTAGTCTTACGCTAGTCAAGTATTTCTTTGTAGAGGTCGATCATCTTTGTGTGTACGTCAATTCTATTGTCAAGTAATGCGTATACACGTTTTTCTATAGCAGAGCCTTGCAGTTGCACGACTGTGCATGGATGCTTCTGTCCTGACCTGTGGACCCGTGCGTTCGCCTGCGCGTATGTCTCCAGCGACGACGTTGGTCCCCACCATACTACGGTGTTGGCTGCTGTTAAAGTCACACCATGTGCCGCCGATTGGGGCTGGATCACCAATATCTTGGGGTCAGGCGTATCTTGGAAGCGTTTGAATATCTCTGTGCGCTTCGTTGCAGGCACGTCTCCGCGAATGACTTCGGTACTGTGCCCGTCCTTGCGTAGCTTCTCCACCAAGATGTCGATTGTGTGCTTGAACGGCACGAACACCAACACCTTCTGGCTGCTCTCGTCGATAACTTCTTTCAGTACGTTGTACCGGTTCTTGATGTCGAACTCTAACGTCTCGCCAGAGTCGGCATAGATGGCACCGGTGCTGATCTGTAGGAGTTTGTTCATCGCCACCGCTGCGTTGGCCGCAGTGATCTCTTCTCCCGCTGCCTCCATGACGAGGCGGTCCTTCAACAGCTTGTAGTACTTCTTCTGCTGGCGTGTCAGCTCTACGAACCGCTTGACGTAGGTCATATCGGGCAGGTCGAGACACTGTTCCTTGGTGTACCTGATGGCAGGTTGCAGTGCGTTATACACTGTCTGGGTCGCTGTCTCTTTCGGCGCCCACTTGAACTGCGTAATCTTGACCATGACTTGATCGCGGAACGAGCCAAAGAACCTCGGTACGGATGCGGGGTTGACTAACTTAGCTATACCGTAGGCGTCGAGGGGGGACTGTGCAGCGGGTGTACCCGTCATCATCCACAGCCATGTGTTCTCGTCGACGATGCGATTGAGGCACTTCCAACGCTTACTCTGTGCGTTCTTGTAGTGTGTCGCTTCATCCACGATGATAAGGTCGAACCCACCGTTGCGGATGTTCTCCTCGACGATCTCTACCCCGTCGTAGTTTATCACCACGAACTCAGCACCGTTGTCGATGATCTTCTTGCGCTTGGCTGCTGCACCGTGGGCCACATCGACTGTGCGGTGCATGGCTACTTCGAATAGGTCATCCCGCCACGCCGAATCCATAATGGATAGGGGGCAGATGATTAGCGCACGTCGGATCACCCCTTGCTTCATCAAGAAGTCAGCTGCCCAGATCGCCGATGCTGTCTTGCCTGTACCCTGCTCGTTGAAGCAGAACGCCTTGCGGTTCAGTGTCAGGAACTCAGCTGTCTTCTTCTGGTGGTCGTAGGGCTTGTATCGCCCCGGCCAATCGTAACGTCCAGTAATGGGTGATGGCACGTCAATGTTCATGTCGCGTAGGGTTTGAACCTCGTCCATACCCCAGTTGACTACGACTTCGTTGTCACGCACCAGCTTGCTCTTGCGTATGCTATTAGTGACACGTTTGGGATTGCGTAGCTTTAGAAGCAACGCCTTACCGTTGATGATCTGCATGTCTTCTCCTCGCAGCGGTTTCCCGCGTGTTAGTGGTGCACTAACGTTTCCTCGGGCTACTTAACGCGCCACCCGCGGCTCGGTTCTTATTGCGGCTCTGGACGGTCACGCCGTTCTTGTTCGAGCCACCACGTGATAAGGGCTTCTTGTGCGCGACGTCTTTGCCCTCACGCTTGTCAGCCTTACCGTTTTTGTTGGCATCCTTACCGGTCTTATCCATCTTGCGTCGTGCACGCTGTCGCTCCATGCGGTCCTCGTGCTCGCCACGTTTCTTCTGCTGCTCGTACTCTTTCTTGTACGGGCGAGGTTTGTTTTTGTAAGGCATCAGTTTGCTCCGTTGTGTGGGCACTCCGTTACAGGACAATGGCGTCTGCACAGGCCGCTAGGCTTCGGGTTCCACACCCCTGTCTCGAAGGCTTTCTCCATTGTACCATACTTGCCCATCCATTTCCCCCACAGATCAGGAGTGATCTCTTCGAGGTAGGTGTCACGCACTATGTCGTTACACACCACAAACAGCAGGCCAGCGCGCACCTTCTTGATGTCAGGGAAGTGCTTGAACACAGTAAGCGCCATCAACTCTAGCTGTCCCTTGTCTGCGTAGCGTGCGGACTTGCCTGTCTTGTAGTCTATGACCCAAGCGGTTTCGGCATTGTGGTCGAGGATAAGCAAGTCAGCAATGCCGCGGAACCAAACGTCTTTTGCGTAGAAGCTGCACGGTTCGAGGTCTGCGGTCAGCCCCATCTTACGCTCGACTAACTTGTCACCGCGCTTGCTGTTGAGCGAGTCCAAAACAGGCTTGGCGAAGTCGAACGCAGGGGGTAGTGGCTTGCCCTCACCGATGTAATCCTCGGCTGCTTTGTGGAAGGCGCTACCGTAGCGCACTGCCTCGGTCTCCACAAACGGGTGCTCTTTTAGCACAGTTACATGATAAAACTGCTTGGGGCACGTATCGAAGTTCTTCATCTTGCTGAAGGACCACGGCGCTGCGGCTACGGGTTTGCTCATTCACATTCTCCATATGATTTGGCGGTGCCTGCTTCGCAGTCGACAGGTAGGCCAGTGGCCCAGTCCGGTACCCAACGCATCCATTTCTCTACACATTCCTGTGCAGCGGGGACTTCGGCGTCAGGGACACAGCACACAATCGAGTCGTGAACGGTTAGCACCACGCGGTATTCCTTAGCAATTCTTAGCATCTGCTCGCCAATGATGCAACGGGCGATAGCTTGGCACACGTTCTCTACTACTTTCCCACCGTATATCTTCTTCTCACCTGCGCGGACCTTGTAGTAGTATTGCGGTCCCTTCTCTTCCTCGCGGGCAAAGAGGTCGTGGTAGAACATGGGTAGCCCCGACGGCAGCATGACAGCCTTCTTCACGGGGTCGACAGTCAGTACCCCGGCGAGACCGAAGTCGAGCCTGTCACCCTGCGCCATGTAGCGGAGCATGTTCTGTGCGTTGCGCCATAGCTGACTGATCTTCCAGTTGGTGTCACGGTAGATGTTAATAACCCTGCGAGCCTCGTCCAACTCCATGTCGAACCCAAACGTCTTTAGCTGTGCTTGGAACTTGAGCGCACCCATGCCGTAGCCTGCACCAAGAATAGTAGTCTTACCCACAAAGCGTTGGTCCTTGGTCACCTCGTCTACAGGCACGCCGTAGATACTAGACGCCATCTTCTTATAGACGTCCTCTCTGTTAGTGAACGCACTAACAAGGTCACTCTGCTCGGCTAGCCACGCCAGTACACGGGCTTCAATCTGTGCGGAGTCAGCCTCGATCACTGTGTGCCCTTCGGGGGCGATGATCGCCTTCTTGAGCGCCTTCCCGTTCGGTCCTCGGCTCGGTAGGTTTTGCAGGTTGATCTTGTCGTCCCCGCCCCATCGGCCAGTGTGCGCCGCGTAGTAGCGGACCGGTACGGGTAGCAGCCCACGTTTGGATATATCTATAAACCTCTGAGTACGTGTTTCCTCAAGCGTGGATTTTGTCCCAAGCCGTGCAGCAACAAGCGCCTGTACCCTGTCGTCTTCATGCTCTAGCAGCGCCTTAAACTCTTCGTCGTTCTTGGCGAACGCGTACGTCTCCTTGCCTGTGGTGGGGCTGATCTTGGTCGGCGGAGTTACGCCTAAACCAATCAGCATGTCCGCAAACTTGGGGTTCGACATCAGGTCCTTCTTGTCGGTGATCCCTGCATCTACCATCAGCTGGTCCTTGCGGTCCTTGACGTTTTCGAGGTGCATCTCCAGCAGCCCAAGGTCCAAGTCCAGCGTTGGCTCCGTGAACATACGCAGGGTCAGGTCAATCAGCTTGAGTTCTTTACGTGGAAACTTCTTAGCCATGATGCTGAACAGTGTGTACGTCAGGTTCACGTCGTTGACGCAGTAGTCACCATACAGGGACAGGTCATAGTCAGAGAAATCTAATCGCCGTTTCCCCAGCGCGCGGACCACTTCCGTTCCCTTAGCTCCAACACCGTATCGTTCAGCGACTTTCTTGAGACTTGCGCTAGTCTCAACCCCATGAAGAGCACGGGCCATGTGCATAGTGTCAGCAAGAGCGCGAGGGTGGATACCAAAACGCCAAGACAAGATAGCACCGTCAAACATAGTATTGTGGGCGAGTACCATACTGTTAGCCCAGTCAAATGTATCGAGGTACTGAGCGATCTGTTCTTGTGTTCCACTGGCCCACTCCGTCTCACCGTTGTTTACTTTCACTGCGACGCCAATCACTTCGAAGCGGGGGTCACGTATATACGCTTCTGTTGTCATCTTAGACAGTGAGTAGTCCTTGGCGTAGTAGGTCTCAAAGTCGACTGTTATCAGGTCCATTGTTGTTCTCTCTCATGTATCTCTGGATTGTATGCAGGCTCTTCTTGGCCTGTTGGTCATTTTGCGTTGACGCGTTATTAGCCACACACGCTACGCGGCGCCCTCGGTGTACGAGGAAGTAGTGATCCTTTTTCTTCACCACTCCCCATGTACTCGGCAGGCCCCTAAGAACTTTTCGCAGCAGTGGATGAACTTGTTTCGGTAGGTCACGCATGGTCATACCTGCGTTACCCGCACAGCAGCTTCGCGAAATTGTTGCTTCGTTAGGTATAGGTCATCTGCCCATCGGGCGAGGAACGCGTCGTCAGGTTCGGGCCACACTACATGTTTGATGCCCGCTTGAACTATCTGAGCAGCACACTGAGCGCAGCAGGGGTGCGTCACCACAATCGTCGCCCCGTCGAGTGGCGCTGTTGCAAACAAGATCGCATTCTTCTCGGCATGTAGCACCATCTTATACTTTATCTCGCGGTTATTAAGGCGTTCTGGTGTGTCGTATACCCCCCGTGCAAGCCCGTTGTACCCTGTAGATATTACGCGTCGTTTCTTGTCGAATATAACCGCGCCGACCTGCGTGCTCGGGTCTTTACTTAACTTGGCTATATGCTCGGCGAGTTCTAGCGCCCATTTTTGTAGGTGTGGTGTGTCTATCGGCCCATTCATTGTCTTGCCCCTTTAGTCATTTTGTACTTCCTTCGGCCTGTCGTCTGTGCCGACGTTGCGAGCCTCGTAAGACACAAGGAAAGCTATGCAGCAGGCTGCGTGAGATAGGTGTGAGTACCCTGTCTCGGGGTCTTTTTCCTCACCACGCCACCACGCCCACATATGGCGCATCAGCGCGCCGAAGGGGCGAGACCACTTCATACCCAACTCCCAGTTACGGTCGGCGTATTTCTTAGCGCCGAAGGTCAGGACACGGGCAACTTCTTCGAGTAGTTCGGGAGGTAACAACTCATACCGCAGCTTATCACTGTCAAATTTTTGACCCTCCGTGATAGGCTCCCTCCAGTTCGGCGATGAAATCCGATCCATGCAGGTTTGTGCGTAGTCTACGGGCACGTCGCAGTTCAGTGCTATAGTCTCGGCGGTTGCGGTGGCGCGGTGCTTCAGCAGGTAACGCCACACACGCTCTTCTGTTGCCTCCACAGGCTTAAAAATCTGGTTCATGGAGTATCCCTTGCTCTTGCAGTTTCTTGTAGTACCGGAGTTCGCGCGTGAGGGTCACAAGCCTTGGGTCACCCGGACCTTCTTCCCAGATGATGTCATCGTATTCTCTCTCTAATTTCTTTACTTTCCCTGACACGTTAATCAGTCTTGGGTCACTGTCGTAGTCCATTGATCTTCCTTCTTGCGTACCAAATTCCAAACTTCCAAAGCAGCCTGTACGGCGACCACTTCGGCGTCATAGAGAGCGCATGAGTGCATTGCCATTGTAGTGACAGGTATTCTTCCCGTGTCTTCATATGTCGTACCCTTCCTTCCGACGGTTCTCGACAAACTTGCGTAGGTCATCCGCGGCGTGCCAGTAGCGTTGTTGTGCGGACGGGGAGGCGTCCTTCTTGGCATGGGCTTCCATCCAGAAATCTACCTGCTGTTTGAGGAACCGCAGCTCTGCCTGTTGAGCGGGGGGCAACTCTGTCTTTCCCACGATACCCTAGACCTCCCGTGCATCTTCGATGTTGTCCGCGTTGATAACAAGCGATACCCCTCCCGCTTCGGCGATCTGCTTTAAGTTCTTCTCCTGCAACGGCGTCGGCTTGTTCTTGCCTACCTTGCACTCAATCCCAAAGAACCTGCCTTGGTGGCAGCCCACGATGTCGGGCACTCCGCTCTGACCATACCCACCTGTCACAGGGTAGAAGTAGTAAGCACCCATCTCTTTGAGTATCGCCACGACTTTCTTCTTCACCTTAGCTTCCGGTGTCATTGCCATCGTCTTGTCCTTTCACTGGTTGTCGTCAAAGAAAGCGTCTTCTTCACACCAGTAGTGTTCATTGTCCCAGTGCGTAAACAATTCACGGTATGCACGACGGAGTCCACTTAAGTCATACCACCAATCATTTACTTTCATGTATGCCCGCCAAGCGGTTCGCTTGCTCTTGGTGTTCATGTAGATGCGAGAGTTCCTAGTCCCCGTGTAACACAGCATCGTCCTGTCCTTTCAGTTTGGCGATGGTTTTTTGCGCGAGAACCACTGGATCACGGTCAGGCCATGTACCATATTCCATGAAGTTGCAGCAGATTTGCAGCACGAAAACCGCCTCATCCAGCTTGGCTTCCAGTTCCTCTATGCGATCTACAAGCGGTACACTGGCATCCATCTTTTTGAGGATGTGGTGCATTCGTTCACGAGTCACGCCCTTCTCCTTGGCCAGCTTGTGCGGGTCTTCGCCTTTCTTCCAGCGGCGATACGCCTGCTCTCTTGTCATCTCACTCATCTTTTTCTCCTCTGTTTGCACGTCCTCTGATCTCGTTCACTACGTTTTTGTTGCCCTCGGCCATGCGGATGATCGTCTCAAGCTGATCCCACGTAACCCAAAGTCTTGGCAGGGGTACAAAGCCCGCCTCCCGAAGAGCCTGCGCGCCCTTGCTCTTGAGTTCTCTGCCGTTGCTCAATTTTCCCGCCCCCACATGTACACGAGGATTGCACCCAGCAACCAAGGCACCGGGTCAGGCGAAACTATAGCGGTGATGGCCAAGCCAATGCTGGCAAGCGCGCACAGCCCGCGGAAGAAGTCGTCTGAGTCTTTCATGGGTTGTCCTTTCAGAAGATGTTACGGAAAACGAATAGGCCGACTGCTACAACCGCTACCACCTCGATAAACAGGACGGCTTCAACCATCACTCACCTCCTTCAATCTGGTCGATGTTGCACTAGTCATCTTTGTTGCGCTCCTTTCGCCACTGTTGAAAGTCATTCCACTCCCCGCGATTGCGAATGTCAGCTTTCATTTGCCGCACCGTTTTGAATGGGACGCGCCAGATCATTACCGGCAACGCGATAACGATGAAAAAAGGCCATAGCACTGCCGCTGTTATTCTGTCTCGGAGCGTTGTGCTTGCGTCAGCACAGAGTCCCGCAAAGATGACAACGGTCATAGACCACCAGACGACAGCCACAACGGTCAAAATAATTTCAAAGTTCATGTTTATATCCTCTGCTACCCGCGCCGTTATTGGTCATCGGTCCTGTCTTTTCAGTTCTGCGGCAGCTATTGCTTGATGCATGGTCCGCGAGTATCTTCTCTAGGCTCATGCTTCTTCTCCCCAGTCCTTTTTGTCGCCATATTTTATGGCTTGCTCATACCCCGCGTAATACTTTTGCACCTGAGCGGGCGTCATGTCTGCTTTGCTGATCCGGTGGCCGTTGTCCTTGTAATGCGGATCTTCTGGCCTGCCGTAGTAGGCGTCTGCGTGGCCCCGGTCGAAGGGACTGCCGTGGCGTTGGGTGGTCATGGGTTCTCCTCATAGTAAGCGTCCACCATGCACGAAACGGCGAACTCAGCCACCGTGCCGCCTTCCGGTATCTGGCCCCGTAGCCAGCGTTGGAGTTCCTCGGGCTGCTGGCGGACCAAACCTCTGATCGACCCTGTATAGACGCCCCTCAAAATGTCAGCTTTACGGCGGGCCAACAGCCCCCGCGCTCGTGCCGTTGCCACAACTTTATTGGCTTGGGAAATAGACAACCCGATCACTCTTGCTGCCTCACGCGTGGTGTAACCCTGTTCTAGGTAGGGTCGCAGCTGCGCGGCCCGTTCTTCTAATGTACAATACTTCTGCACAGTAAGTCCCTCGCGGTAACTGGTTTCAATTGTGGGTGGGGCCGAAGCCCCTGTTAGTGACGCACTAACAAAACACCCAGTAGGTATCGCTGTTGATGCGCCTACCCACACCATCAACAAGTTCGGTCGGTGGCTTACTGCTCATCATTGAGAGCACAGCCAACTTCTCCTGCATCCAGTCTGGTAGCTTGTGTGTCCCAGCATAGGTGCCATCCACTATCGCGTCAACACTTTCTAAGCCAATACATGACACCTTAACGTATCCTGTGTCAGCCACTATGTGAACACGGTATATGTTGTCATCGGGTGGTAGATGTTGTGGGTCATCCACCCAATAGGCACTTCGTTTAGTACACCTGCGCCACCCGTTAGCTTCGATCAAGTCTGTGTATTTGCGGAACTCGTCTGGCGTTGTGTCTTGCCACGTTTCTTCACCGAGCCACATAGAATACATTCTCCGTCGCACGCACACCTACATCAGGGACGTATTGTTCGACTGCACACATGGACAGCACAGCCATCTTGCCTGCCAACTCGTCTGGCAGTGTTGTGTCGTCGTACCGTGTTACCTCGTCAGATATTTTAGGGCCCCAACCTTTGAGTTTGTTAGCCTCTACAACCTCGAATACCTGCTTACCCATACGCTCAGACGCGATCACACAGTGCATATCTAGTTCCTGTTTCTTGGCCGCGTGCTCGTCAACAGCAGCAAAGTATGCGCGTAGGTCAGTCTCGACAGACTTGTCCATGAACGTATGCCCTGTATCTATTAGCGTCCGCAGTTCGTTGGCGACAGCCGGTAACTCCCGCCTGTACCCTATACCAAACAGCTTGTGGTATAGCTTGCCCTGCTCTGTGCGTGTCCCCTGCTCTACCTCTCGCGCTGCCTCTTTGGGCACGCGGCTCAGGCCTTTGGTCAACTCGACAGGCGAGTAACTACGCAGAAACTTCTTAGCGTTACGCAGTGCCACCTTGCGGTTGGTAGACATCTTCATGCGCATCAAGTCCCCGCCGCTATACTTAGCGTTCTCGATGAACCGTGAGTATACAACGTAAGAATCAACGTTCTCGCTGGCAGAGTAACGGAAGTCGCCGAAGCCTACCCAGCCCATCGGCAGCACGTCATGTGGCATGTATACCCACGAAGTGCGCCAGTCTCTCGGTGTGGTGCGCACGCCTCGTATCGTATGCTCAAGGTCATAACAGAAGTCCAACAGGCCCACGGGCTGGCGCCCGTTGTACTCATTGTCGGCGTGGTTCTTAATCAGTTCTGATACATATGTTATATTCATTGCTCTTCTCCGTGTACTGTTTTCACAAAGCCCATGGTGTTGTTGATCCATGTGTTTGCACGTTGCTTGATTAGTCGTATGTCGTCCTCGTCCGTAGCCATCTGGAATTCGATGTCTCGCAGCATATACACAGCCATGGGTAGGCGCAGCGGGTGCGTCTCGAACGCGATAATCTGACGTCTTATCGTGAGGTCCATGTGGGGTAGCGGGTTGCCCAAGTAACGGCTGGTGTCGGTGCCGTTCTCTTCCATCCACTCTTTCACAACCTTTTTCTGCTCCTGAACGTACCCATAGTCGCTGATAGGCAGCAGTGGGGCCATGGTGAACGCCCACTCTTTGAACGCGTCGATGTGCTGCTTGTATTTCGCCTTGGCCGTTTTGTTGATGACATTGCGAGGTGGCGTAGGCACAGGCTTACCCCCAGTTACGAGTTGCCAACCGTCGTCTGTATTTGTAAATGTCAGTGCTGAGTTGTCGTCGTGCAGCATCACCCAGCTTCCCAGACGCTTCTGCCAGTAGTGCGTCGACGTGTTGTCCATGATCGCCCTGTAAACAGGTTCTGGTGCGGTGCGCACCTTGGCGAGGTAGTACTCGCTCTGTCCTGCTTGGATGAAGTGTTTGCCGTTGCGGTTGCGGAACCACATACCCTTGGGGCTGTGTCGATATAGGAACGCATAGCGTCTGTTGTGGTACCCCTGACCCCAGCCATTGCGCAGTGTAACTTCTTCTGTGCCATCACGCTTCTTGCGCCACACGATAGGCGCAAACTGCTCCATGTGTTTGAGTGTCGGTGTGAACTTATCCGCGCCGTAATACCACGAGCCGAAGTGCGGGTCACCAAAGTGGTAGCCATCCGACAGTGCGTAGCAGTTGGGGCTGATCTTGACGATGCGTTCCCACTTGCGGTTGCGGTCCCCGATGGGGCGTATGTCTTTGCCTTTGTTCTGCTCGCCGCGCAGTGGTGTGATGTTGTTGTAGTGTGCTTCGACTTCTTTGAAGCAGGTGAATGATGTGTATGTAAGTGTCATGTTCTTCTCTCCTAGTTTGTTAGTGTGCCACTAACGATTACATGTCTCGTCCTTTGACGTGCACGGTGGTGCCGCAGTCTGGTGATGCGTTCTTGTTGTCCATGATTGTCCAGAGCACAGGCATGTTCCACTGACCCCAGCCACCATACAGATAGCCGTCGGTCAGCACGATGCAGGCTTGCGCCCTGATCTGTTCCTGTGTGATGTAGTCGGTGACGCAGCGCACGTCCGTGCCCCCACCACCCTTGGGCTTGGTAGAGTTAACGATGTCGTCTTGTTCGTTAACCTCATACCGCTCGTCACGACAGACAGCGGTGTCCCAGTACAGCAGGCGGATAGCTTCGGGGTGAACAGTCTCGGCGATGGATTTTATTTCGCTAAGAAATACACTCAACTCCCGCTGACCAATAGAGCCTGACGTATCAACAGCCACGATCAACTCGCCCACGCTCTCGCTGATGCCGCTCGGCATATACACATTCGCACCGATGTAGCGACGGTTCGGTCTGCGCCACGTTGAATAGTCAGTGCCAGCACATGTTGTCTGCACAAACTCACGCAGCACCTCGCGCCAGTCTACCTGTGGGGCAAGCAATTCGGCGAGGTCACGGTCGCCACCTGATCCAGTCTTACCTGCAACCAACGCACCCTGACGTATGGCCTCGTCGATGTCACGGGCAAGGTCACGCTGCTCGTCCGCAGTCATACCCTCGGCTTCGCCCCAACCATGCTCGTCGAAACCTTGTGGGCCACCTTCGCCTTGTCCTTGGCCTTGGCCTTGGCCTTGTCCTTGGCCTTGGCCTTGTCCTTGGCCTTGTTGCTTCAGGTCGTTGAACACCTGAGCACTGTCCCAGCCACGATACTTCTCGTCGAAGCAACCACACTTCAGCTTGCCATCCATCGTAGCGAACTGATCCTGCGCGTTGTCGTCGGCGATCTTGACGTTGATCACAAAGTCACAGGCCATGTTCGCAAGTTGGGGGTCTTGCTTGTACAGGTGCTGCCACGTTGTGAGGTGGCGATAAAGTTTGTGATACACCTCGTGCAAGATCAGGAAGCGTAGCTGCTTGTCGTTGAGGTCCGCGATGAAGTCCGCACCATACACCTCGTCCTTACCATTAGTGTATGCAGTGGGGCATTTGGCAGGGTCTGTCTCGACCCTGCGCTCACCAATCATCAGGACACCTGCGAGTGCGATGTATTTCGGGTTCGCCATGATGTCGACGACAGCCTTCGATACACGCTGCTCTGGTGTGAGTTGTTTACCTATGTTCAGCATTGTTATCCTCCGATACCTAATAGCCGCTTCCACCATGCGGGTTTTGGTTTGGGTTGCGTAGTCAGTTCGGGCGTGGGCGGTGTTACTACTACGTCCAACGAAATTTCGTCGGCGTTAGTCATCTCGTCCTGACGTGTTAGTGCCGCACTAACATTCTGTTGTTGCTGCTGCTTGCGCATCTTGGGTAGCCCCATATGATGTGCGCGTTGTTGGCACGCTGAGGGTGACCGTTCGAGTATCCGTGCGATCTCCCTGTAAGTCATACCTGCGATATACATCGTGCGTAGTGTGCCGAGGTCTGCGTCTGTCCATTTCTTAGCCATTTGTTTTCTCCTCACTGACTTTGATGACTTGAGCCACGTCTGTGTCCAGTTCGTTTTTGAAATCGGCTTTTGCCCATTCCCCTGCTTGGTGTGAGTTCTCAGCATCTATGCGGAACACCCGCGATGCGATGCCTTCCACTGTGACGTAATAAGTTTTAGTCATGTTACCTCCCATTCTTTCCAACCCATCTGTCCTTCTACTGCGTACTCGGTCACGACTGGTGAAGAGCTGTCGATCTCGGAGCACTCGTCTTCCATTTCGCCATCTTCGACGAACTCCACCACTTCTTCGATGGTGTCGCCCCACACCTCGTATTCATATGTCACGCGCACTGTGGCCCGCACTTTGAACATCTGTGTCATACTCACACCCGATCAGCCGCAAACAGGTAGTTGTTGTCCATCGCCCACTGCGTGAACTTCCTGTTGGTCATGACCATGCTCTGCTTGGAATACTTCGGCGCACGCACACCGTTGGCGAACATACCCTGCGCTTCTTTGTCGAGGCGTGGCATGTAGTCCATCCATGCGTCGAGCCAGTCTTTCTCCAGTGATGCGAGCGTCCGATACACCACCATGCAAACGGCTGCGGCAGAGTCAGGCACCTTGGCGTTCTTCGGGTCATCCTTGATTGATTGCAGTGACGGCAGCTGGTCGGCCAGCTTGACAAACGCCATCAGGTCCATCGCACCACGGTCGCCGATTGTGCCCATCAGTGCAGCGGTCAGTGTCTGATCGTCAAACTTGTCACGCTGCTTGAGCCAGTCGGATGCCGCTTCGAGTGAGCGAGGTGTGACAAACGCCGCACGCTGTGCTTTGGGGTGGTAGATGTAGGGGTTCTCGTCAGGGTCACGCACGTCCTCGAATGACAGGAACAGTTGTGGATTGTCCTTACACCAACCAAGCAGGGTGTGATCCACCCCGTTGTTGATACCCCACTCGATCCACTCCATGTTGTTCGGCTTGCGTGCAGTCACGACAGTGATCCGGTTGCGTGCATGTGGTGGCAACAGGTCACCGACACCTTCGGCCCCGAGGTTAGTCGTCGCAAAGATTATGCTGTCAGGGTGTAGTGTGTAGCTACCGATCTTGCGCTCCAACATGAGACGTAACAGTGCGTTCTTCACGGCGGGGTTGGCTTTGCCATACTCGTCGATCATCAGCACGATGGGTGCGTTGATGTGTGCGCCCAACTCCTCGTTGGTTGAGTATGTCACGAACGGCAGTGAGTCCGCCCCCGTGGTGTTGATGTTAGGCAACGTGATGTCGCCGAGGTCCTTGGTTGTGCAGTCGAAGTAGCACGCCGTGTGGTTGGGTAGGTCGCGGGTCAATGCCCCCAACAAACTACTTTTGCCTGTGCCCATGTGACCTTGGACCAGTGTGGTGCGCTCGTGCCCACCTGCTTTGATGAGGTCCGTGATCTGGTCGAGGTTCAGTGCGTACATTGCTTGTGCGTTGCTCATTTGTTTGGCCTCCTTAGCCGTTGTTTCATGTGGCGTAGCCACATGAAGTTCTCCTTGGTTTGTCGTTTGTTAGTGGCGGCACTAACGCCGCCTGTTTTGTTACCCTTCGCCGTAGCCGTCGCCGTAGCCGTCGCCGTTGCCGTCGCCGTCGCCGCGACCACTGCCGCGACCACTGCCGCTGCCGCGACCACTGCCGCGACCACTGCCGCGACCACTGCCGCGACCACTGCCGTAGCCACTGCCGTTGCCGTCGCCGTCGCCGTAGCCGAAGCCGTTGCCTAAGCCGTAGCCGAAGCCGTTGCCGTCGCCGTCGCCGTAGCCGAAGCCGTTGCCTAAGTCGTTGCCTAAGTC